GGCGAGGACAATGCTGTGTAAAGAATCGGTTCTCGTTGTGCGATGGTTCGTGTTGCTTCGGCTCGGTCGTGGATTCGTTGTCGGTCGCGCGCGTTCTTGTATTGATTCCCTCTTTTGGAGTTGCACTCACGACATGCCGGCACCAAGTTCTGGAGACTGTTATCTCCCCCACGATCTACTTCAACTAGATGATCAGCTGTGTCTGCTGTCTTGCGCTGACACCAATGGCAGAGCGGTTGCCCTTTGAGTAGTGCTGCTCTGTTGTTCCGATACTCGGTGTTGTCTGTTGTTCGTCCTCGAGCCATGACTCACGCGCTTCGCTTGTGCTGACGCGCCACTGCGTGGCTTGTCCTTGTTGATGATGTCGGTCTCATGTGTGTGTGTCCATGTCTGTGATGCCTGTTGTATGTGTATGTTATGCGAACCGAGAAGACATACAGGGATGAATGCTCCACCCACGGGGTTGCCCTAACCCGTACCCTTTGCACTCATCAGCTGATTATGTTCACAGCTCGCCCCGACGCTTTGCCTCGCTCACTTCGTCTTGCATGATTGAGGGCGCGTCGGTCTACCCTCGTTACCGAGTGTCACCAACTGCCTTGCGAATGGCTTAGGTCGTGCTACTAGCCGATTGTTTAGAGCTGGAAGTTGCTCAGAGTGTAGAGAATGTACTCCATGTCGCTGGGTTTCCAGACGCTATTGAAATGTGACCCTGTATCGAATGCCATAATCCAACGCTTCTGCAATGGTGAGAGCTTTCCGCGCTCTGCTTTCAATTCCACTGCAAGCAGCTTGCCCGATACCGGATGCACCATGAGCAGATCTGGGAAGCCTGCATCGCCTTGGACATTGGTGAGCCAGCGTCCTCGAGAGTTCTGTGCCGGCAGATCATGATGAACTAGCCAGCCATACCTTCGTGCAACCGAGATCACCACTTCCTTGAGCTCTGCTTCGCTCATGTTCTTATCAAACTTCATCACAACGATTCAGACCAGATTTTGTCCGACAGATGATTGATTGCCCATCGGATCTTTTGCTTTGCTTTGTCTTGTTCGTCGCGCATCTCAAGATAAACCGATTGCAAGCGCGCAATCGCGTTGATGAGTTCTTCTAATGTCATTTCAATACCTCAATGATCTTGGATGCTTCATGTGATTTCAGCAGCTCTAGGACCGCGCTGTCGTCGCCAAGTTCACGATGGATCAATTCAAGCAAACGAAGATCGTCTAACCCTTCGTCTTTTGCGAGCTTCTTGATGTAGCCGATCTGCTTCGGTGTGGCGAATGCTCCTCGAGGGATGTGTTCTTGAGTGGATGGTTGCCCGGCTGGGCGATCAGTGGTGGGCGCTAGGTTGCCCCCCAGCCGAGCTACCTTTTCCATCTCTTGGCGAGAAGGTCGGGGACCATTCCCTTGAGACTGAATTGGACAGTTGGAGATCGCGCGACCGATCGCGCTGGTCTCACAGTTCTCCACGAACGATGTTGAGTTCACTCCACGATCGCTATGAATCTCATGCGCGTATCCGACTGACATTGGCTTGGCATCGTCAGCGTGTTTGTAGAGCTCGGCGCGGAAGATGCAAGAGTCTCCGTCGTAGTTCATCATGCAGGTCTCAATGCGTGCATCTGGGTATGCGGTCCAGAAGCGCACAAGACGCTGCTCGACTGTTTCGTAGTTGCTTAGGTCGAATGCCATCAGCAAGCCACCCAGACGATCGCATCGTTTCCTGAGACTGTTTTGCGTGTGCGTCCTGAGTCCATGACAAGAGCGTCGCGCACAAGTGACACACGCGAAGGACGAACGGTGTTGCCAGACATCTCGAGTGTGCGTTCAATTTCTTCGTCTGTCATTCCACCGAAGAGCTTGATCGCGTTGTAGATCTTTTGACGCTTTGAGCCCGATCGTGGGAATGCGTTTTTGGCAGCGCTCAACGATGTTGGATGCGCTTTCTTTGCTGTGATCACGACATTGCGATTGACGGTGGGCACATATTTAGTGCCACCTAACCCTGTGGTGATCTGGAATAGTTCTGGCTGATGGTCGGACATGTCGGATGCCTTTTCTATGAGTGCGCCTCTAGCGCTTTGATTGCTAAGTCGAGTGTAGTCACATCATGGAGTGGCATCGGATCATTCAATGAAAGTGAGTTCTTCATTGCGCGCAAGCGACGAATGATTGATGCGTGAGGGTTTTTGCTGATCGCCATGATGTCGTCCATCAGACTGAAGATCGCCATCGTGTGTGATGCTGACGCGCTTGCTTCAAGCACCATCTTCCTGGTCTCTTCGGTGAGTTCACCTTGATTGAATGCTGTGCCTTCGCTCACTTTACGCTCCATGGTCCCCAGCCGAAGCCGTAACGCTCCATGCCGTAATTGTAAATTGCTAACCCTGCGATCAGATTAGTTTCAGCGTGTAACAAATCTTCTAGTTCGGTGATGATGCCTTTGGCGGTGAGCCATTTGTGCCATGAGCCGTTGATCTGAAGTAGTCCGCGCGATCCACCGTTGGGATCTTTGCGGTTGAATGCGTTAGGTGTGCAGCGCGATTCACGATTCATGATGGACTCGAGCACGGTGCGCTGTTCCGGATCCCAGCCAAGGTTGATTGCAAGAGCTGAAAACTGCTCGCACGCACTCGAATACGGATCGATGTAGATCGTGGAGCTGGTGGTCGTGGTTGGCTCAATCAGGTATGGCTGGATGCTGATCGGCGCTAGGGCGATAGTCCCAGAAGGCTCTTTAGACGCGCTAGGAGCGCCTGTGAGAGCCGTAATACCGAAAACTGTGCAAAGCACTAGCCCAATCAATTTTTCTGCTAAATAGTTCATTTTTTCTCCAGTGGTATAGGCACGCCCCATGATGAAGCATGCGATCGGAATGCAATTTGTCCTAGTAGGTATTTGCCCGATTCAGGTTCCGTGAATATCTGTACGAGGATCTCTTGTCCGTTATCCATTACTCCTGTGTAAACGGAGTAGTCAAAGAACTGCGGTTCACTCATAATCACTTGCCTTTCGTCGGTACTCCGACCCTAGGGCATCGGTCAAGCTTTAGGTGGGATTTCGCCGAAGACCTTTAGAAATGCAGCTTTCACCCAAATCACTGAGTCTGCAGCTTGTGGTGTGATCTCGATGTGGAACCAATCTCCGCCGGGAGCGCCGTGAATCGTTGGCTTGTCGTATTTCAGCCATGCGTAGCGGTCACAGCGCCAAGCGCGTCCGAACTTTTCGGGCATGTAATCCAAAATGCACTGAAGACCGAGATCGTTCGCGTTTGCGACAAGCTTGTCAATGAACACGAGCGCTTCTTTTCGTCCTGCTTTTGGATGTTTTTCACTCTTTCGATACGAAAGATCTACAGCTCTGCCAGTGGCGTGAACTGAAAGCGATCCGGGCTTTCCGCGCATGTCGCGCTGACCCCATGATCCGTTGTTCCATAACGCGCCATTTGATGCAGCGATTGCTTGCTTGATCCATTCGTTCATGCCTGCGCGTGGAGCTGGTGATGCTCCGTCAGCGTTGCCGATGTAGTCCCTTGCGTTAGGGACTCCCGGCTTAGCTTTGGCTATCGCCACGACCAAAGGCTCCGTCTTTAGGATTTACCCAGCGCAGCAACGGAGGGATGATTGCTGCAATTGCACCTTTGCCGAAGTCGCGAGGATCTGTTGTGCCAGTGGAATAAACCGCGATGAGAGCTCCGACTACTGAGCGCGCATAACTGGCGAGCATGGCTTTGTCTTTAGCTTTCATCGTGTCCGTCCTTTTGTTTGTTTTTGAGTCCGTTGGATGCAAGTAATCCTATTAGACCGCCAGAGAGTGTCATGAGCATTGGGTTGAGTACGGAGAAGGCTTCTGCGTCGTTCGGTGCTTGCTCAAGTGGCTGTGTCACAAAGAGCAGACCGTAAAGCAGTGTGAAGATGGAGCCGACGAAAGCGAGTGTCAGACCACAGCCGACGATCAGGATTAGTCGAGCTTTGATTTCTTCGTTCGTGTATTTAGGCACAACGACCCGTCCCAACTTGCAGATCTGATGAGATCGTCACAGGCTGGTTCCCTGCGCGCACACAGTTCTTGCGCTCACGATCAGAGCATCCAGCACATCCCCACAAGACGACTGCTATTAGAGCGCCGTATCCGATGAGGTAACGCCATTTCACGAATAATTTGGTAACAGTACAGTCATGGTTTCTGAGCCTGTTGCAGTTACTCCGTAGATGGTTTCGTTTGGTGGTAGTTGTACGCGCACCACCCCGGCGTCTTTATCAATATAAAAGCCGGTGCTGCTGGTGACTGTCGAATTGCCTAAGTAAATGATGCCGTTTCCGATGTTGTGCAACATGATTTCACGCCATCCAATCCATGCTGGGACGATCAGCGTTGGTGATGTTGTTACAGAGACTTCCAAGCTTCTCATGATGGTCTGCTAGGGAACTTGATTTTCTTTGGGTCTGTGTTGCTTGCAGGCAAGTCGCGCAATGCTTGACGGTAGGTTGCCCACGCTGTTTTGTTGGCTGTGCTGTCTGCTATTTGTGTCCAGTCTGACGCGACAAGTTCAGCGGTTCGCCAGTTGCGGATGCGTTCCCATAGCCATTCTGTCGGAATGGTTTCTAATGTTTCTTCATAAACAAGAAAATCGGTGATGTTCATCATGACAACTCGTAGGTCAAGTTGAAGAAAATTTGGTCAGACGCGCCAAATGTAATCGGGACAGTTGCGCCAACAAGCAATGCAACACCTGAACCATAGTTCATTTGTGCCCTTTGTGTCGTTCCATCAAATTGAAGTTCCAAAACATAAGCAACATATCCTGCTGATGCGTCTCTAATTCTGCCTACACCAACTGAACCTTCACCGCCTACTCCGGGAAGTGGTAACGAAATTCGGTAAATGCCAACTCCAGCCGATGCACCTGATGTTCCGAAAATAATTACGCCTTGAACAAAACAAAGGTTATTTACCGTTGCGTATCGGCCGATTTGTGTTGAGCCTGTACCAAGAACTGGGTTAGTGACTGTCGCGGTTAGAACTGGTGTATATGAAGTAAAACTTCCAATTGCGTTCATTTGCGCTGCGGTAAGTATTTGACCCGAAGTAAATGGGAAGGGTGCTGCTGGCATAGTGCTTTTACCTTAGACCATGTGCGTGAATCATGCGAGCATCACCAGCCAAGCCTTGAAGTGTTGAGAATGCCCTGCGTGGTTGAGTTGAGCACAAAAAACTCGTAAACCGACATCGGTGCGAAATAGCATGTCCAGATCGTTTCCGATGGTGTAGCGCTTACTGAAAACCCTGTCATGGTGACTCGGATGCTGCGATCCGTTGTGTCGCCCGGCTGACGATAATACAGCGTTGAAATGAAGCTGGACATGATGTGGATATTGGTGGCAAATGATTCGTAACGGAAGTCACTGTTGTTTTGGATTTTGTTACTGAAAGAAATCACAATGTTGAGCAGGTTTAGATCGGACAGAACATTAGACAGATATTGCGAAAGTCCTGCAGCTTGTGTTGTTGTTTGATCCGATGTGTTTTGTGATACCGAATAGTTGCCGTATGCAGCAACGGATGCAGCGTTTGTTGTTTGTTGTGATGCAAGACCCACAGGACTGATGGTTACATCGTTAGCAAAAATGTCAAAGAACTTATTTCGCTGTATGTCCTGATAACCGATGACGGTGGCTGTTGGTGTGCGACCAAAATCCCAGATGCCGTTGGTTCGTGCGTTTCTTCGTCCGTTTATAAAGATTCGTCCACCGTCAGCTGTGGACATGTTGTAGGTAACTGGTGACTGGTTGATGAAACCTTGCTCAGTGTTTACTGCTTGACGCAAAAAGTCTGCGATGGAGCCGCTCCAAGTTTGTGATGATCCTGTGCTTACTCCAAGTTGTGTAAAACATTGGTTTACGGGGTTGCCGTATGTTGTAATCATTGATGCTGCTTGATCGATAACATATGCGCCTGCAGATGTGACAACATTGGTGACACGCCTACGACCTAAACGCGCTATCGAGTCCTCAGCCAAAATGGTGACGCTTGAGTTGCCCATGCTTCCCGGTTCGTCGTTATACAAAAACGATGTAACCCAAAACACCATCGCTCCGACTGTGCTAGATCCGACCGTTGGGTAGATCCTGATCTGGTCTCCAAGATCAACGCTGAGCGTCGCTTCGTTATTGTTGAGAATGGTGACTGATGCTGTGTTGCCTGAATAATCATCAATAAATGTTTGTCTGCCACTAGAAAAGTTGAGCGACAATATGTTTGAGTAGGTTGTGCCTTTGGTCTGGTTTTTGACCGTCCATGTAGTTGCGGTCATAAAAGAGCGTCCGGTAGCGCGCCATTCTGACGGACATAACGCTCAAGCGCGTTCACAACTTGCTGTGGGTCTGCTCCCTGCACATTGACCGTCACGCTTCCAGCCATCATCCCACCGCGTTCTTGTGCGATTGCTTTTCGAGCTGATGCATCCAAAGTTGATGAAGCTGCTGGTGATGGTCCGAGCATGATCGCGCCGACTTGATCTTGGAAGTTCGCTCCGATGCCTTTGACATCTGCCAGCTTGAGGTTCGGGTTCTTGAGCTTGGATTTAGCACCAGAGACAGCATCTTCAATGCCCTTGAGCATTGCTTCGCCTTGCTTGACCCCTGCCCCATAAAACATGTCAGCACTGAGAACGCCTAAACGATCGGCAAAAGAGTTGAGGGAGTCCAGCATTTGGTTGATCCCATTGGGTCCTGTAATCGCTTCTGAGCCACCTTGGATCAGTTCTGTGGCAATTGCATCACCAGCCTCTTGACCGGCTGCGAGAACGCTTTGGAGAGCCCTTTCCGAGAGACCCATTTTGAGCAGTTGCTCAACCTTGGATCCGAACGCTTTAGCACCGGCAGCTTGCTGTGTGAGCTGGGCGAGGATGGTCGTTCCGGCTTCTTTGGCAGCGTCGGCTGCACCCGAGATTGAGAACTCGCCAGTAACTGATTGCGAGACGGTGGTCTTGAACTCGTCGTAGGCTTCTTTTGCTTTTTGTAGTTTGTCTTTGGCAGTGTTCAACGCTTCGCTGAACTGCTTTTCAATTTCTTCTCGAGCTTTCTTGATCTTTTCGCCCATCTTGTCCACCGCGCCACCAGCACCACCAGCTGCGACATCAAGACCAGTTACTGCTCCAGTCGCCAGTTTCCCAGCATCGGACATGCGAAGCATCTGCTGATTAGTGAGACCTTGTTGTGCAGCAACACCGCCGAGATCGTCTTTGAGTCCAGCCATTTGACGCTTGTAGAGAGCAAACGCTGCAATACCAGCGACGACAACTGCGATACCAATACCGGTAGCAACTTGAACAGCTGTAAAAGATGCAGCAAGCGCATAGTTGATTCCGATGGTGATGACGCTCACGGTCTTCCATGCAGCTAATGCAATGTTCGTTCCAACAATTGCTGCAGCAATAGCGCCGATAGCGGTCGCAATGCCAAGGATCACTCCTGCGTTCTTTTGAGCCCAGATTGCAAAGTTTGTAAACGATTTGACCATAACCTCAACTACTGGAAGAAGCGCGGTTCCGATTGCTTCTTTGGCTTCGCCGAGTTGGATCGTGAGGTTCTTGAACTTGCCCTGAGCAGTGTTGGCAGCGGTTGATGCAGCACCACCAAAAGTTGAAGACAGCGACTGCATGACTTCATCAACTGATGCACCGTCTTTGATGAGCTTGAAGAGCTCTGGAGAAAGTTGCTTGATTGCTTTGGTGTTTCCGCCGTAAGCCTTAGACACAGCATCAGCTACTTCTTGGACTCCCTTGCCAGTAGCAGCCGAGACATCGAGCACGGTTTTGAGCGCGTCCTGCGCGGTTGCCAGATCTCCTGTACCACGCACAAGGCTTGACAATGCCGGACGAAGTTCATCGTCAGCTACTGCAGCGCTTCGAGACAGCGTGCTAATGAAATCTTCATTGGCTTTGATCTGTCCGTCAGTCGCTCCCGTGGTTGCTTGAAGTTGGCGCGCAAGTTGTGCCTGTGCAGCCTGATCTTCTGCAGCTGCTTTTGCTGTCATGACAAGACCAGCACCCAATGCTGCGAGAGCTGCTGTTGCTGGGACGAATGCTTTTCTCAAAGCAAAAGAAGCCTTTTCCGCGTTGGTCTCAAGTGCCTTGAATTGCTCAAAAGTTTTCTTGAGTCCGTCACCTTGGAAATCGGTAATGATGGGTATGCGAATAGCCATTAGATATTGCTCCTATTCAGCGCGACACTCAGCTGACGCTCAACTTCTTCCGTGATGTTTTTGATCGCTGCTTCAATGTTGTCTGTGTTCGCTTCTACTGCAGGCCACATTGAGCGCGAAGCTTTGCCGAATGTCTTATCCATGTTTTCAATCAGCGTGTTATTCCAGTCGAATGTCCCACCTTTGCGCTTCTGCGATGAGGACGATTTACCACCACGACCAGCAATATCAAACACGATGCCAGCAGGGTTCTTTTGTTGGATAATGAACGCGCTCAGAGTTTCGTACTGTGCGCCCTTTTCCATGTTTCGCTGGCGTGCGCGTCGAGTGTCAATCTTGACCGTGATGTTCCTGTTTGCGACTGCTTTATCCCATGGGAAGATGTGTCGCCATTTACGACCGAAGCCACGCATCACAGTCTGACCAATGCCAGCTGGAAGATTGTTTCGCGCGTCCGAGATCGTCGGCTGCATAAGTGCGCGATAGTCCTTTGTAATCTGTCGGCGTAGATCTGGCGCGAGTTTGTTCAGCGTCTTGAGATCTTCCTTTATCCCGTAAACCTGAACGCCAGTTCTTGCCATGTCATCACTTCCTGTTTCTTTCCTCTAACACAGTAGTGACAGTGAGCAGGTCGGCAGTGTCAAACTCTTCCTCGTAAAAGCGCGGAGCCCACGAAAGAGCAACTAGCAATTCTGCTAGGAGCCTTCGGTGAGTTCCGCGAGGATAGGGTTTTCAATTTCCTCAGCAACCACCTCAACGGCATCGAGCTTTGCAATGAACTTGTCAAACTCACCCGGCAC